GTTTATGAAACCACGGTTTTAAGTAATACTGTTATAGCAACTGGTGATGCACCGATTTCTTATAGTTTGCATAGTGGAACATTACCCACTGGATCCACACTAAATGCAAATGGAGCAATAACTGGTACAAGCCCATCTGCTGCCAGTTCTACTACATACACATTTACAATTCGTGCCACCGATGGACAAAATCAGGATACAGATAGACAGTTTAGTCTCACAGTTAATCCAGATGTGGTCACTTGGAACACACCAGCTGATGGAAACACCTACACCGTTGCATCAGGCACAGCAATTTCCAATGTTTCTTTAAGTGCTACCAGTGTTATTGGATATGGTGTTCAATATACAGCCAATACCTTACCAACAGGAATAACATTATCAGGTAACACCATATCTGGTACACCAACAACAGTTGGAAATACCAATACACTATTAACAGCTACGGCTAATACCAGTGGAAGAAGTTCAACCAGAGTAGTTAACTTTGTAATTACAGAACCTCCTGCCATACCTAGCACAGTTGAATATCTAGTTGTTGCTGGTGGCGGCGGTAGTGGTACTTATAACACATACGGATTCAGTGGTGGAGCAGGCGGTGGTGGTGGTTTATTAACCGGTACAACCAGTATAAGTCAAGGCACAACTTACACAATTACCGTAGGTGGTGGTGGAGCCTCCGCAGCACAAGGCGGAAACACTGTTTTTGCAGGTCTAACTGCCATTGGGGGTGGAACTGGCGGTTACGGCGGCAGTTCCGGAGGTAATGGTGGTTCAGGTGGTAGCGCCGGCCAAAATTGGTCCGTTGTCAATGGTGGTAAAGGTGTCTATCCCGGAAGTACCTACATAGACGCTCCCAGACAGGGTTATGACGGCGGACCCGCTGGTACAGCTTGTAATTACTTGGGTGAATGTTATGCTTATGCTAGTGGAGGTGGCGGCGGTGCTGCTGGATCGGGCGGAAATCCTTCTAGTTATACGTTACCTACTAGTGCTCCGGGCGGAGCCGCTTATCAATCAAATATTTCGGGTGCTAATATTTTCTATAGCGGTGGCGGCGGCGGTCAGTCATACAATGGTAATCCAGGAATAGGTGGTGGCAACGGAACTTCTGGAGGAAATGCTGGTCAAAATGGTGTCACAAACACTGGCGGTGGTGCTGGAGCCAGTAATGACAAAGCTGGTGGGTCTGGAGTAGTTATAATTAGATATTCTGATACATTCGGAGCAGCTGCATCAACAACAGGAAGTCCTACAGTAACAGTCGCCGGTGGTTATAGAATTTATAAATTCACCGGATCAGGAAGTATAACTTTCTAAGAACAAGATTTTAGGGGGAACATAGAAGATGGCACATTTTGCACAAATTGATACAGATTCGACAGTAACTCAAGTAATTGTTGTTAACAATGCAGAACTATTAGATGAATTTGGTGTTGAGCAAGAAATGCGAGGGCGCCAATTTTGTACAGACTTATTCGGTGGAAACTGGATTCAAACTAGTTACAATGGTAATATTCGTAAGAATTTTGCTGGTATTGGATTTAGTTATGATTCAATTCGTGATGCATTCATACCACCTAAACCCTATAATAGTTGGGTTTTGAATGAAGATATATGCCGATGGGAACCTCCTGTTCCAACACCAAATGATGGTAAAATTTATATGTGGGATGAAAATTCACTTTCTTGGACAGTTGTTCAACAAATTACTTAGACAGAAATTAATTCATAATCGGAATATATTAAATACCAAAGGATTTTAAATGTCGATCACCACAAGAGATCAGTTCAAAGATTACTGTCTACGAAGACTTGGTTTTCCAGTTATTGACATTAATGTTGATGATGATCAGGTAGAAGATCGTGTGGATGATGCTTTGCAATATTTTATTGATCGACATACTGATGGTACACAAAAAATATATTTTATTAAATCTGTAACACAAACAGATATCGATAACAAATATATCAATTTAGATCCTTCGGTTGTTCTCGATGATGCAAACAATTCCCTAGAGATTGTAGGTGTAACGCGCATATTTCCAATTCAAGATTCTAGTGCAACAATCAATATGTTTGATTTAAGATATCAGTTGCGACTAAATGAATTGTATGATTTTACCGCAGCATCTTATATCAATTATACAATGACCCAACAACATCTTCGTATGTTGGAACAATTGTTTACTGGAGAAATTCCAATTCGATACAATCGTCATATGAGAAGACTCAATATCGATTGGGCTTGGGGATCATCACAAGCACCTGTTGGTACAGTAGTTGTTGCAGAATGTTACGCAACTTTAAATCCAAATGTATACCAAGACATGTGGAATGATCGTTGGTTAAAAGAATATGCAACAGCTCTAATCAAGAGAAATTGGGGTTCCAATCTGAAAAAATTTAGTGGTATTCAATTGCCGGGCGGTGTCATGTTAAATGGTGACAAAATATTCCAAGAAGCCGAAGAAGAAATAAAAGAATTAGAAGATAAAATGGAAAGAGATTTTGGTCCTCCATTAGAATTCTATCTAAATTAAACAATGGCAACAAGTTCTTATTTTAATAACTACAACTCAATCACCGAACAAAGAGTTGTAGAAGATTTAATTGTCGAGTCCATAAAAATTATGGGCTTCGATGCATACTATTTACCTAATGACAATGATACGGCAAGAGATTTGTTATATGGTGAAGATCCCGTTAAGAAATTCAGATCAGCTTTTCCTGTAGAATTCTACCTTTCGAATTCACTTGAGTATATGGGCGAAAGAGAATTCTTTAGTAAATTTGGACTCGAAATTAAAAACAATGTTACTGTTATTATTTCGAAGCGTTCTTTCGCACAAAGAGTTCCACAAAATACATTCACTAGACCTAGAGAAGGTGATTTGATTTATGTGCCCTTCTTAAATGGTACAGGTGAATTATACGAAATTAAATTCACAAATCATACAAAAGATTTCTTCACTCTAGGCAGAAAAATACCATATTTCTACGAATTAGAGTTAGAGAAGTTTAAGTATTCACATGAAATTATTGATACAGGTATTGAAGAAATCGATGATGTTGCAACACAATCTTCTTATACAATTCAATATACCGTAACTACTGGTTCAGGTAACTACACACAAAAAGAAATAGCATTTCAATCTAATGATGGTACACAAAATAATGCGTTTGCAACAGGTGTTGTACAAGAATGGAATGCAGTTGACAAGAAGATTAATTTGAGCAACATCTATGGTGAATTTTTACCAAATACAATCATCAAAGGTGCTTCAAGCAGTGCTGCATATTTCATGTCAACATATAATCCTTTAGATGATGTATCACCAAATGAAAATTTCGAAAACAAATACATTGAAGATCAAGCAAATAATATACTTGACTTCAGTGAAACGAATCCGTTTGGAAATCTATGAGTGCCATACAATACAATCGTTCAATTAGAAAACTGGTTATTGCTTTTGGTAATCTGTTTAATAATTTAACATTAGTTAGATACAATAAAAATTTAACAGAACAAGAAAGAATTCTTGTTCCTATTTCATATGCACCAAAAGAATTGTATGTAAAAAGACTGGAAACAGATCCAAATTTAGATAAAAAAACTCAAATCACTTTACCAAGATTGTCATTTGAAATGACGGGTTTGGCATATGATACTGATAGAAAATTAAATACTAATGTCAGAAATTTTGCTGGTAACGCATCAACATTAATATCCCAATACAATCCTGTTCCATACGATTTCGATTTCAATCTTTATCTGTATGTAAGAAACATAGAAGATGGCACACAACTAATAGAAAGAATACTTTCCAACTTTACACCAGACTATACAGTAAAAATTGATATGATACCAGAAATGAGTATAGTTAAAGAAGTTCCAATTATTTTAAATTCTGCTACACAAGAAATTGAATATGAAGGTAATCGCGATTCAGAGACCAGAACAATCATTTGGACTTTAAGTTTCACAATCAAAGGATATATCTTTGGTGAAAGAACCACCTCAAATGTAATCACCAATTCAATTATAACAATAAATAATAAAATTACACAAGATGATGTTGTTAGATTTAATATGAGTGCCAATACAGGTTACGGTGATTATCAATTTAACGAAATGGTGTATCAAGGTTATAGTTTGGGTACAGCTTCAGCAACAGCTTCTGTAACAGATTGGAATAATAATACACTTTACTTAAATAATATTAATGGAAATTTCATGTCAACACTTCCAATTATTGGTTCAAGATCATTGGCAAGTTATATGTTTTCGTCATATCAAACACCTGAAAATCAATTTGTTGAAATTGATCTGCAAGGAAATACAATTTCTAAATTAATAACGACAACAATTACTGAAGGCGAATAAGTTAATTAAATTATGAATACTTTTGATAAAAACATGGAAAAAATATTTGATGTGATGCCCACGGAACAAAAAACAGAAATACTTCCGGCTATCAAGGACAATCAATCAATTGCAAATTCGGATCTTAAAGAAGACCTAGAAGATGCATATCAGCAATCTAAAGATAATCTTCAGGATATCATAGATCAAGGTAAAGAAGCTATGTCAGAAATACTGGAGATAGCTAAGGCAGGACAACATCCTAGAGCATTTGAAGTTTATGGCACTCTGTTGAAAAACATGGTTGATGCCAATAAAGAACTTTTGAATATACAAAAACAGATGCGTGATATGGATAAGTCCAATAAAAAAGAAGGTGATACAAAAATTGACAAAGCCATTTTTGTTGGAAGTTCGGCTGACTTGAATAAATTACTCAAGGGCAATAAAGAATGATCGTTGATGATGAAATTGAAGACTATGATTTAGGTTCAAAAGAAACTTATCGAGACAATCCACTGCTGAAAAAAGCAGGAGTGAAGGTTGAATATACTCAAGAACAAATCGATGAGTATATCAAGTGTTCAAAAGATCCCATATATTTTGCTGAAAATTATGTGACCATCGTCAACGTTGATGTTGGTTTAATGAAATTCAAAATGTGGGATTTCCAGAAACAAATGATTAGTGTTTATCACAATAATCGTTTCTCAATAACAAAATGTCCTCGTCAGGTTGGTAAAACAACCACATCAGTTGCATACTTACTTTGGGTATCAATTTTTAACGACACACAAAACATAGCGGTTCTTGCCAATAAAGGTTCTTTGGCTAGAGATATCTTGGCTAAATTTCAACTTGCATATGAAAATTTACCAGTCTGGTTGCAGCAAGGTGTTGTTGTTTGGAATAAAGGTAATGTTGAACTTGAAAACGGTTCGAAAATTATGGCTGCATCAACATCAAGTTCAGCCATCCGAGGCGGCGCATTCAATTTAGTATTCTTAGATGAATTTGCATTCGTACCTAATAATATTGCTGAAGAATTCTTTAATTCAGTTTATCCTGTAATATCTTCTGGTAAAACCACTAAAATTATAATTGTTTCCACTCCTAATGGCATGAATCTGTTCTATAAATTATGGATGGATGCCATCAATAAAAGAAACAACTATAAAACATTTGAGATCCATTGGTCGATGGTGCCAGGTCGGGATGAGGCCTGGAAAGAAGAAACAATTCGAAATACATCTGAACGACAATTCAGACAAGAGTTCGAAACCGAGTTCTTAGGTTCGTCCAACACACTAATTTCTGGTTACAAACTACAGACTATCAGTTACCGAGATCCTATTGCTGTACATGATGCGTTAAAAATCTATGAGATGCCACAAAAAGAAAGTGAAGGATCTAAAACGGATCATCTATATTGTATCTGTGTCGATGTTTCCGAAGGTAAAAATCTAGATTGTTCCGCATTTCAGGTAATTGATATCTCATCTATACCATATAAACAAGTGGCTTCGTATGCAAGTTCGTCTGTAACCCCAATACTTTTTCCTACAATAATCTATAATGCAGCCAGAATGTATAATGATGCATATATTTTGGTAGAAATTAATAATAATCCACAAGTTGCAGATTCATTACATGCAGATTTCGAATATGAAAATTTGTGGAAAATTTATACCGGCAACAAACAACCGCAACAGTTGTCTGCCGGTTTTGCTCGTGGTATACAAATGGGACTGAAAATGTCACCTCAAGTCAAAGCCATTGGTTGTTCTAATCTAAAAACTTTGATTGAAGGTGACAAATTGGTCATACATGATTTCGACACCTATTCAGAATTGACAACTTTTGAACAACAAAAGAATTCTTTCAAGGCTGCCGAAGGTGCAAACGATGATTTGGTTATGAGTCTAGTCATTTTTGCATGGGTGGCGACTCAAAAATATTTCAAAGAAATTGTCAATCACGACATAAGAAAACAAATTCAGTTGGAAAAAATGAATCAAGTTGATGATTTGATGTTGCCGGCTCCATTAATTGAAGACGGACTGGAACACGATTTCGAAATAATGGATGGAGATGTTTGGGAAGTTGCAAATGGCGGCGAAGTTTATACAAGTTCCATCAAAAAACTAATGGAAAGATTGTAAATCCAGCCTTTCATAAATATTCAGTATGGTATTCTAACTGCCAAAAGAACATAATATTTCAAGGAGAATAAAATGGCATTTCAAATCTCTCCAGGCGTAAATGTAACAGAAGTTGATCTTACAACTGTCGTTCCTTCGTTACTGACAACCGCTGGTGCAACAGCAGGCACATTCAAATGGGGTCCTGCCGAAAAAGTAAAATTAATTGATAGTGAAATTACTTTAACCAAAACATTTGGTACTCCAGATTCCAATTCAGCCGTGTCTTTTTTCACAGCTGCTAACTTTTTGGCATATGGAAACAATCTCAGTGTTGTTCGTGCTGTTGGTGCAAACTCAAAGAATGCTGATGCAAATACTTCCGTAACTAATGTACAAGTAAAAAATGAAGATGTTTTTGAGGTCTCTTATTTAAATAACACAAATTCGAACAACTATGGCGCATTCATGGCAAGATATCCAGGTGCGTTAGGAAATTCGTTAACAATTGAAGTATTTGACAGTTCAAATACCACTCTGTTCAATGCTTGGTCTTATAAAAACTATTTCACAGCAGCTCCAGGCACTTCAGATTATGCATCTTCAGTAAACGGAAGCAATGATGAAATGCATATTATTGTTGTTGACACAGGTGGTTTATTCACCGGTGCCGCCGGTACAGTGTTAGAAACATACCCATTTGTTTCAAAAGCTGTCGATGCAACAATCAACGGAACAACCAATTACTATAAACAGTTAATATTCAATAACTCAAATTATATTTTTGCAACCGATCCAGTTGACTATGCAAACACAAACGCAACTTGGGGTCTGTCGGCGGCAAACACAACTTTTGCTCGCACATCAACATCCACCGTTTCGGTAACATTATCAAACGGAACAGATGAGACACCAAGTTCATCAAACTTACATACAGCTTTTGATCTATTCAGTAACAAAGAAACTATAGATATTTCTTTGGTATTGACTGGAGATGCTCCTTATGCAACACAACAACATGTGATTGATAACATTGTTTCTGTTCGCAAAGATTGTGTAGCGTTTGTTTCTCCTCCTTATTCTTCAGTTGTCAATCAAGCTGGAAACGAAACATCAAATATTCAAAGCTGGTTGAATAGTTTGAATAGATCTTCATCTTATGTTGTTGCGGATTCTGGTTGGAAATATCAGTTTGACAAATACAACAATGTGTATCGTTGGATACCGATGAACGGTGATATTGCTGGACTCTGTGTGTATACCGACACAATCAAAGATCCTTGGTTCTCTCCAGCCGGTTTCAACCGTGGTGCAATCAAAAATTGCATCAAGTTGGCATGGAATCCAAACAAAACGAGTCGGGATGTTCTATATTCAGCCGGCGTAAATCCAGTAGTTTCTTTCCCAGGCCAAGGAACAGTACTGTTTGGAGATAAGACACTGCAATCAAAACCTTCTGCTTTCGACAGAATTAATGTTCGTAGACTGTTCTTGGTATTAGAGAAGGCAATTTCAAATGCTGCTCAATACTCGTTGTTTGAATTAAACGATGAATTCACAAGAGCTCAGTTTGTATCTTTGGTAACTCCATTCTTGCGAGATGTTCAAGGTCGCCGTGGTATTACTGATTTCAAGATTGTTTGTGACAGAACAAATAATACCGCACAAGTTATCGACAGCAATCGTTTTGTTGGTGACATTTATATCAAGCCTGCTCGTTCAACCAACTACATTCAGCTGAACTTCGTTGCCGTTGGAACAGGTGTCGACTTCACAACAATCGTTGGTGCGGCCTAATAAATAAAACGATAACAGGAGAAAATAATGGCATTTAACGTAGCAGAATTTAGAGCAAATATGATTGGTGACGGTGCTCGTCCCAATCTATTCTCTGTGTCTCTAGTTTTTCCAACAGTCGCAACGAACTCAACTGCAGCCGGTCAGAAAGTAACATTCATGGCCAAAGCGGCACAGTTACCAGGTTCAACAATTGGTACTGTACCAGTCTTTTACTTTGGTCGCGAAATGAAATTTCCTGGTAACAGAAGTTTTGCTGATTGGACATTGACAATCATCAACGATGAAGACTTTGTTGTTCGCAATTCATTAGAATCTTGGTTGAATGCAATCAATAGTCACTCAACTAATGTTCGCAATAATGTTGCACAAAATTCAACAGGTTATTCGGTTGATGCTTTGGTTACACAATATGGCAAAACTGGCGAAACATTAAAGACTTACAAGTTTGTTGGCTTATTCCCTGTCGATGTTGCTCCAATTGATTTAGATTGGGCTTCAAATGATACAATCGAAGAATATACGGCAACCTTTGCATATCAGTGGTGGGAAACAAATACTACTACTTAATTGTTATATAATTCTGGAGGGCATTTTGCCCTCCTTTATGTTTTTGTGATTTTGTAATTGAAAAGAAAGAAATATGGCAACAAATAATAAATTTTCTCTGTTCGGATTCACTATATCCCGTGACAAGGATAGTGAAGAAGTACAGGCTGTTCAACAATCTTTTGCACCACCGGCTGCGGACGATGGGGCATTAACAATACAATCTGCTGCCTATTATGGTACCTATGTTGATTTAGATGGTACCGCAAAAAATGAAGTCGAGTTAATATCTCGTTATCGTGAAATGGCAATGCAACCAGAAATTGAATCGGCAATCGATGATATTGTTAATGAAGCTATCTGTCAAGACGATGATGGTAAAATTATTGATATTGTTTTAGATAATTTGAAACAACCTGATCGTATTAAGAAAGCAATCAAAGAAGAATTTCAAACCGTTTTGCGTCTTTTAAATTATAATAATATGGCGCAAGATATGTTTAGAAGATACTATATTGACGGTCGTATGTTTTATCATATTATTATTGATAAGACAGCACCTGATCAAGGTATCAAAGAATTGCGTTATATTGATCCACGCAAACTCCGTAAAGTGCGAGAAATCAGAAAACAAAAAGATGAACGCACCGGTGTGGAAACAATGAAAACAATTAATGAGTATTACATTTATAATGATAAAGTAGTTTCAGGTAGTTCTTCAAATTATGGACCAGTTGGTGTACGCATAACAACAGATTCTATTATTTCTGTTGTTTCTGGATTAATGGATTCACGCCGTGCAGTTGTACTTTCTTATCTGCACAAGGCAATTAAACCATTGAACCAATTGCGCATGATTGAAGATGCTACTGTTATTTACCGTATTTCACGCGCACCGGAAAGAAGAATATTCTATATTGATGTAGGTAATCTGCCCAAATTAAAGGCGGAACAATATCTTCGTGACATTATGATTAAGTATAAAAATAAACTTGTATATGATGCAAACACCGGTGAAGTACGAGATGACCGTAAATTCCTGTCAATGATGGAAGACTTCTGGTTACCGCGCAGAGAAGGTGGCAAAGGCACAGAAATCACAACATTACCAGGCGGTCAAAACTTGGGTGAATTGGAAGATGTTAAATATTTCGAAAAGAAACTATATAAATCATTAAATGTACCTGTATCTAGACTGGAACCAAATCAAGGTTTTTCTATTGGTCGGGTTGCCGAAGTTACAAGAGATGAACTAAAGTTTTCAAAATTTGTCGATAGATTACGCAATAAGTTTTCGGATGTATTTGACCAAGCACTTAGAGTGCAGTGTGTTTTAAAAGGAATATGTACAGCCGAAGAATGGGATATTTTTAAAGAATACATATACTATGATTTTATTAAAGACAATAATTTTTCTGAATTAAAAGAAGCAGAATTAATGACAAACAGATTGCAACTTTTAAGTTCAATCGATGCATATACAGGTCGTTATTTCTCTCAAAAATGGATTCAGAGAAATGTATTGCGTTTAACTGACGATCAAATTAAAGAAATGCAATCTGAAATAGATAAAGAAAAACAAGAAGGTTTAGGTTTACCGACTGAAGTTACTAACCAAGTCGCTCAAGCACAAATGATGGGTCAAGTAGAATTGGAACAACAAGCTCAAACGGCAGAAATTCAATCTGATACACAAAATAGACAAACACAGCAACAAGTTCAACAAAAACCTGAAGCTGATTTGAAGCTAGAGAATACCTTTAGTAAATTGAAACGTATATTATAAGGAGTTAAAAATGCCAAATACACGAGCTATTATAGATTATGCTTTCGAAGATGATGCAAAAAATATGAGAGATGCATTTTATGCGGCTCTACAAGATAAAGTTTTGAATCATATTGAAACACACAAAATTGAAGTTGCCAAAAATTTTTTCTCCAAGCCAGAAGAAACAATAGAAGTCGATACTGATACCAGTGGCGAACAACAATAATAGGAAATAAAAATGCCAAATAGATTTTCTTATCAAGTATTAAAAGATGATACGCAATTTGCTGTTATCAAATTGACCGGAGAATTTGATGGTTCCGGTCAAGAAGATAATGTTCGTAGAATTCAAGCAAACACACTTTCTGGTGCAATGGATACATCGAAAGCGAATTTATTGTCATCGGCAGCCAACACTGGTGCATTACCATACTATGGTTTGTCTATAACTCGTTGTTGGTTTGAAACTGATACCAGTGGCGGTGATGTACAATTATATTGGGCAAATAACATAAGCGCCACGGCTGCTGATGGTGTTCCAATCTTTTTATTGCAAGGTGGTGGCGAGTATGACATAACCGGAAGTTGGTCTTCAATGCACAATCCTACAGTAACGGCAAACAACAATGGTGATATTGCTATTCGCACAAGAGGTCAGGTTGCCAACTCTAGTTACACTATTGTTTTAGAATTGCGCAAAGACAATGCACACTATCAGCGCGGTCAGTTCAACGATCCTGCTGCCTTCAACTACGGATCTTACGGAGT